AACATTACTATTGGTGATTCTCAAGGACAAGCAACAGCAGATCCAAGCCAAGCAGTGTTCTTTGACTTTGAATTTACAGAGGATGAAGACAAATTTGGCAGAATTAGTATATCATTAGCAGACGGTGAGTCAATGAAGGTGTTTTACAACCGTGATATGGTATCGAAAATTGAAGAAGATGACAAAAACGACTGGTATAACTTTATCAGAGAACTAAAAGATTTTGCTGTGGAGCACCAACTAGAATTTGACATTAGAGATATCACCAAGACTAACCTATCAAAGCAGGATTATCAAAATCTTGCAGATGCAAACAAAACGGTAAATACTGATGAGATGCAAGAAGAAATTAATAGAATTACAAAACTAGCGGGTATAGAAGTTAAAGAAGGCTTAACAGGCACCCGTAAAAGTTCATACGAAAACCTAGACAAAACAAGATTAATAATTAGACACAGCGGACCTGTTGATGAAACTGTTCCTGGTGCAAGATCAAGACACATCAACTCATTATACATTGAAAACGAAGAAGGTGAAAGATTCAAATATCCAATTACACATTTAGCAGGTGCTAGAGCAATGACTAGACACGTGGCAAACGGTGGAAGACCACATGATGATTTTGGTCAACACATTATACAAACTTCAGAAGACATTGCAAAATTAAGTTCATTCCAAAGATATGTTTCAAACAAAGATCAATTAAATGATTCAGCCGGTGATATTATAGAACAAACGAAATTACAATTAGAAAACTTAAGAATGTACATGAAAAATTTAACTAAACAAGGTCATTATGAAACAAGTTGCAATTCTTACAAAAAAAGAGAAGATATTGAACTCGACGATGAAACTGCTAATTCATACAAAGACAAATTTACATTAAAAAATTTAGATAATAGAGTAGAAGACGCTTTACCAATCATTCATAGAGTGATGCAAGAATACGACACACCAGAAAAAAGAGCCGAAAGAGAAAAAATGATGAAATCGTTTATGGCTAAAGGTGGAGAAGTTCAAAAAGTAGAACCTGGAGTAACAGCGTTCAAAGGCAAAGAACTTAAACCTAAATTTAAAAAAGACGGAGATGCTGAAGACATGAAAGAGTTCAAAGACAAAGATGCAGAAGTATCACCAGTTGTAGACCATGGCGCAGTTGTTCAGAGTTTTTTATCAGATCCTGAAAAACAATTAGTTTTAAGAAAAGATGATGCCGCTGACAAAATGTTAAAAGTTACAAAATTTACAAATAAAAATACTATGTTAAGTTCTATACTTTCAGACATAGCATCTAGAATGCTTACAAAGGGCGGTGAAGATGACAGAGTGGCAAACTTTGCTTCAAGAGTAGCAGATGAATTAGACGGAGAAGGACAACCATTTTTTAAACCAACTAAAGACTATGTAAAAAATAAAAAAATTGCAATCCAATTGGCAAAAAGATACATTGACGATTATAAAAAAATGCAGGCTGATCCACAATACGGAGATGAAGTGAGAATGGATCCGGGTGCTTTTGCTCCTAAAAAAGACAGACAGGGTAAAGCCAAGGAAGCAGAACAGTTTGAACAATGGGCAGACAACGTTGAAAAAAGTGGGTTAGGAATACCTACAGAAGAGCCAAAAGCAGAAGGCAATGAATTTGCACAGGCAGTACAAAAAGCCAAAGCGGCAGGCATGAAGTCTGGAGATAAATTTAAAGTAGGCGACAAAGAGTACACACTGAAAGATGCTATTGAACTAGCAGGCTTAAATTTAAATGAATTTTTCCAAGAAGAAGAAACAGAAGTTAAAGAATCAATAACCGAATCCAAAGAAGACAACACTGCGTCAAACATTGCAGGCGTTGATGACGAAGTCGAAAGAATAGTCAACCTAGCAAATTATCAATAACTAATTACATGAAAACTTTATTAATGTTTGGCGATAGTTGGGCCGCGGGTGCAGAATTATCAGATGATGAAAAAACGTTTGGAAAAATATTAGCAGAATCAAACAATTTAATTTATAAAGATTTTAGTCTGCAAGGATGTAGTAATCCTAAAATGTTACTCCAATTAAATAATGCGATAGAAAAAAATGATCATGAAGATAGTATTGCTATTTTTTTCCTTACAAGTTATACAAGAATTATAAATTGGCGAGACATTGCAAAAAGCACAATTAATGCCGCTGGTTTAGATGACATTGATAAAAATTATGCAAAATATTTTTATACCGATGAAGCAGGACATTTTAATACAGTACAAACAATTTTATCTTTACAAAAAATTTGTTCTAAATATAATATAAAAGATTTTTATGTGCCAGGATGGTTAGAATTTAAACTTGACTTTCCGGGTATTGACCTTAATAAAATTTTTAATGAAGGCAAAGGAAATATTGCTACCGCGATAGGCATGCCAAAATTTGGAAATGAAATCACCGAAGAACACAAAAAACACAATTTAATATATCCTAAAAATTGGCATCCAAACCAAAAAGCACACCAACTAATAGCAGATAGGCTTCAAAATTGGATTTTTACCAATAATAGTAGTAGACTTTAGATAAATATCTGTGTATATTAAGTATAAATGCTTAAGATACATTTAGGCACAAACAAACATAGGCACAAACATAGGAGGCTTACATTATGGCTACATTGGCTGAAATAAGAGCGAAGTTAAAATCCCAAGAAGTTAATCGCTCAACTTCTAACACAGGCGGAGATAACGCCATATATCCACATTGGAATATACAGGAAGGACAAGAAGCAGTTTTAAGATTCTTACCAGATAAGGATACTGCAAACACTTTTTTCTGGACTGAAAGAAACATGATCAAACTGCCATTTGCAGGGATCAAAGGACAAACAGATTCTAGACCTGTACAGGTACAAGTACCTTGTATGGAGATGTACGGAAAAACTTGTCCAATTCTTACAGAGGTAAGACCATGGTTCAAAGACAAATCAATGGAAGACATGGGTAGAAAATATTGGAAGAAAAAATCATATATCTTTCAAGGTTTTGTTACACAGAACCCATTAAATGAAGACGCAACACCAGAGAATCCAATAAGAAGATTCATTATTGGTCCTCAAATTTTTAATATTATCAGAGCGGCATTGCTTGATCCAGAAATGGAAGAACTGCCAACTGACTTTTTAAAAGGTGTAGACTTTAGAGTAACCAAAACATCAAAAGGCGGATACGCTGACTACTCAACATCAAAATGGTCAAGAAGAGAAAGACCACTTGATGAAGCAGAAAGAGCCGCAATTGATAAAAATGGTTTACATAATTTGTCAGACTTTAGACCTAAAGAACCAACTGATGCAGAAGTAAAAATAATCAAAGAATTATTTGAAAAATCTGTAGACGGTGAGGCTTACGATCTTGAGAAATATGGACAATACTTTAGACCAGCAGGCGTGGCGGCTATGACGGGTAATAAAACACCTGTTGCTAGTGCACCAGCAACTGCAACAACTGAAACAAAAGCAGAACCAGTTGCAGAAGTAAAATCTGTTGAAAGTCAACCTGCTCCAGCACAACCAAACACGGACAGTGCCAAAAGAGCGGAAGACATCTTGAAGTTAATTAGATCAAGACAAGCGAAGTAAACACAAATTACCATTGGCTTCAGTTTCGTATTGACACTGGAGTCAAACGGTAGTAATATAACAATATGGATATAAAAAGTAAAATTAAAAAAGCAGTTGATTGGATGCTATACCAACAGATTCCAGCATGGGTCATTATAGTAGCAATCATTGTATGGATAATATTATAGGAAACACATGACAAAAGTATTTGACGCTACAAAATTTAGAAAAAGTATAACAAAAAGTATTCAAGGATTAGGCATAGGATTTAATGATCCCACAGACTGGATCTCAACAGGAAACTATGCATTGAACTATCTTATATCAGGAGACTTTAACAAAGGTATTCCCCTAGGCAAAGTATCAGTACTTGCCGGTAAGTCTGGTGCAGGAAAATCATACATTGCATCAGGCAACATTATTAAAAACGCACAGGATCAAGGTATATTTGTAATATTAGTTGATTCTGAGAATGCACTAGACGAGGCTTGGCTACAAGCACTTGGTGTCGACACTGACGAAAAAAAATTATTAAAATTAAGTTTGTCAATGATCGATGACGTTGCAAAAACTGTATCAGAGTTCATGAAAGAATACAAAACAGAACATTCAGAAAACAGAGACAATGCTCCAAAGGTACTATTTGTAATAGATAGTTTAGGTATGTTGCTTACTCCAACAGATGTAGATCAGTTTCAAAAAGGTGAAATGAAAGGTGACTTAGGTAGAAAACCTAAAGCCTTAACAGCACTTGTAAGAAACTGTGTTAATATGTTTGGTTCATGGAACGTAGGCTTAATGGCTACTAACCACACTTATGCTTCACAAGATATGTTTGACCCAGATGACAAGATATCGGGCGGACAAGGATTTATCTATGCATCTAGTATTGTAGTTGCAATGAAAAAATTAAAGTTAAAAGAAGACGCAGACGGTAACAAAGTTACAGATGTAAGAGGTATAAGAGCGGCTTGTAAAGTTATGAAAACAAGATATGCTAAACCGTTTGAAAGTGTACAAGTTAAGATTCCATATGAAACAGGGATGAATCCGTATTCAGGATTGCTTGATTTATTTGAGAAAAAAGGCGTTATAAAGCAACAAGGTAACAGATTAAAGTATGTTGATTCTAAAGGTGTTGAAACCATAGAGTTCCGAAAAAACTGGACAGGTGATAAATTAACAAAAGTCATGAATGACTTTGCTAATATAACTGACCAGGAGACAGCAGAAGATGGAACAGACAATGGATAGTACGCACATTGAAGAAATTTGGACAACAGTAACACACTACATTCCAGAGCGACAAAAACTAGATTGTGCAGTAGATTTTGTTAAAACACTTGTAGACCAAGGTGTTGACATGAGAACACTAAAGGCGGCACAAGAATATGATGAAAAACTGACCGAAGCAATTACAATAGTTTTACAAGATGCCGACGATGATGAATTTGTAGATACTGAATTTTATGAGGATAGATGAGTTGGTACATCACTATAAGTAGAGACATTTCAAAAATACCGGAGTGTATAGTACATTACAACGACGAATATAAATCTGCACGTAAAGAATGCGGTATCTGGGGCAATTTAGAAAGAGCTTCAGCGGCATTGCCAGGTATAGTCGAACACAGATTCCAACAACTTCAAGAAATAGAAGCCATATTAGAATATCTAAACATTGAAAAAAGAAAATTAAGATCACAACATTTTAAAAAATATTTGGAAAATTATCAAAGAGCATTGTCCAGCAGAGATGTAGAAAAATATGTAGACGGAGAAGCAGATGTTGTTGACTTTGATAAAATTGTAAATGAATTTGCATTATTAAGAAATCGTTGGTTAGGAATAACAAAAGGCCTTGACCAAAAACAATGGCAACTGACCAATATCGTGAAACTTAGAGTAGCAGGTATGGAAGATGCCACAATCAAATAGAATAATTTTAACAGACGTAGACGGAGTCCTTCTAGAGTGGGAAAACCATTTCACACAATGGATGTTGAAAAGAAGCCATTTTGTGAGACGCAAAAGAAGACAGACATACAGGTTGTTAAAAAATAAACAGTCAGAATACGCCATGGAAAAACGGTTTGGTGTTTCTAAAACAACAATACAAAAAGAAATAAGAGAATTCAATAGAAGTGCATGGATGGGCACTCAGCCACCTTTGCCACAAGCAGTGACATATGTTAAATTACTACACGCAGAAGGATGGACTTTCATTCCTATTACATCACAAACTTCAGATGTACCTGCACAGTTATTAAGAAAAAGACTGCTGTCTGATCTTTTTGGTGAACACGTTTTTCAAAACTACTTTATTTTAGAAACCGGCGATGACAAATTCTCAGTCTTAGAAGAATTTAAAAATACTGGTTTATATTGGGTTGAAGACAAGTGGGAAAATGCTATGACTGGATACAAATTAGGCTTAAAACCTCTGTTAATTAATCATGGCTACAATCAACATCACTCACATCCTAAAATCAAGAGAGTAAATAATTGGAAACAAATTCACAAGATAGTTTCAAATTAA